TTAAACCTAATGTAGTGAGTTATGATAATACTAGTGGAGTTGGTGTCGCTTTGGGGTCTAATTTAAAATTAGATTTTGCTCCTAATTTAATTCCTGTGAATTTCAATGCTAAAATTGAAGTAGATTATGAAAAAGATAAAGATGGAAATTATAAGACAGACAATTCAGGAAATTATATTTATGAATATACTAGAGTAGATGATTGGTCTTTTCAACAATTCAAAAGAATTTTTTATAATCAGTTGATAGAAATGCCCTATGACTATAAATTCGATAAGCAAGTCCAAAACCTTATATTGATAAGACAAGGCGGAGGAATAAAATATCAATGTAAAGTGGCGAACCATTTATGGCAAGCCTTCCAAGTTTTCTGTATTGCAGAATGGAAAACAGAATTTACAAACATTAAACCCATTGACCCGCCCAAACCCTCTTTGGGATATTTTGGAGGAATTTAATGCCTTTTTCTTTCAGGGTTACAAATATTGGAAACATCGGAAGAACCATCTACCTGTGGCATAGGGTAGGGAAGGAACTTAAACTCTATAAGGATTCTTCCTTTTATCCCTATTTTTATCAAGAAGATTCCCAGGGGCAATTTAAAACAATAGATAATAAGCGAGTGAAAAAGATAGTCTGTCGGCAACCATTTGATGTTAAAACAAAGAGAAACGAAACCTCTTACGAGGCAGACATTTTATTCTATAAAAGGTATTGTATAGACAAAATCAGTCAATTTCTTCCAACAGAATTAAAGTATTCTTTTATGGATATAGAAATTCTCTGTAATGAATTGCCTACCTATCGAAATCCTATTTATCCTGTTTCGAGTATTTCTTGCTCTGATTCTTATATCGGAGAGATTAAGACTTTTTATTTAAAGGATTATGTTGTTCCAGAAACAGGGGGCGATAAATTAGATTATGAGGAAACAGAAAAGGTATTATTAAATAATTTTGTTAAGTGGGTAAAAGAACAACAATTTGATTTTTTAGCTGCGTGGAACATGTTAAACTTCGATTGGCTCTATTTAAGGGCTAGATATTATAAGGTCTTTGGAGTAGAATTAGCCGATATTCTATCCCCTATAAATGCAAGCAAACATATTGGAGGAAAAGATGAGCCGATATTAGTACCTATAGGATTAAGTATTGTGGATTATCTTGATTTTTATAAAAAAATCTATAAGGGGAAACAATCCTATGCCTTGGATGATGTAGCCCAGGACGAATTAGGAGAAACCTCTTATGAAAAAATAGATTTTAGTATTCTTTCAGATAAGATAAAGGAAAAGAATATAAATGATGTTCTCCGAATGATAAAGATTGAAAAGAAAAAAAAGATAATAAATTATTATGATGAAATTCGCAGGATGAGCAAGGCAGACTGGAATGACTTAACTTGGAATTCTAAGGTTTTGGACATGATGATTCTATCCGAAGCTAGTGCTAAAAGAATAGTCTTGCCTTCAAAAAAATATGGATTGGATATAGAATTAGAAGAAACCTTCGAGGGAGCTTATCGTAGATGCAATATAGAAGATAAAGAAGGAAAAACAATAGAAAGAATGACAGGACTTCATAAAGATATTTGGAAGATGGATATTGGTTCTGCCTATCCACAAATGATAATCAATTTTTGTTTAGATACTGCGAACATAAGAGAAAAAGAAGGTACTGAAGTAGATGGGATTAAATTTTATCAAAATCCATCTGCATTGTTGCCTTCACTTGCGAAAAAACTAATTAACAAAAAAGAAGAATTAAAGAAACAGTTAAAATCATTAAATCCTGAAAGTCCTGAAGCCAAAGACTTGCAAATAAAGTATGATGCTACTAAGTCAATGGTAAACTCCTTGTTTGGAGTAACTGCTCTAAAAATATTTAGATTATTCGACATTCGAATAGCATCGAGAATCACCTATTTGGTAAGAAAGTTATTGCATTATATAGAAGGAAAACTAAAAGAAAGAGGAATCAAAGTAATTTATGTGGATACTGATAGTTTTTTCTTGGATGGAAAAGACGACCCTAAAGATTTGCTGAATAGTTTAGTGCAGCAATGGGTAAAGGAAGAATTTGGGAAAGAAAAAATAGATATAGAATTTGAAACTGAAGGAATCTTTAGGAAACTTCTGATAGTTGCCTTATGTCATTATGATGGAGATTTAGAAACTAAATCGGGGACAAAACGAGAAATAAAAGGAATCGAGAGTAAAAGAAAAGATAGTTCTGATTTTATCCGAAAATTTCAAACCAATTTAATAGATAAAATAAAAAACGAAGAATCACAAGAAACGATTGCGTCGTTTATCACATCACAAAAAGAAGCAATTAAAAAAGAACATCTCACAAACATTGGATTTCCTTGCAGAATAAATGCTGAAAAATCATATAAATCAATTCCTATTTTTATGAGAGGATTAGAGTATACAAAAGAATTAACAAAATTTGACAAGGTGGCAGGAGATTCTTTTTATTGGATACCTGTTATACCTTTTGGAAAATCAAATAGGAAATCAAGCAGAAACAAGACCAATAAAACTACTGGAGTAAAAGAACTACAAACATCCAATAAGGAAATTAATAAAGATGTATTGTGTTTTGATAAAGATAACTTTGAACACATAATTAAAACAGGAATAAATTGGGATAAAGTAATCGAAAGAAGTATTATTGGAAAAAGCGAAGCTATCTTTGATGCTATGGGATGGAAGAAGGAATTAATAGGGATTATGCCTAAAGTCAAAAAAGAACCTAAAAAGAAATTGTCCCAAAAGATAGAACAAGTGTCCCAGGAAATGGAACAAGAAAAAAAAGAAGAGAATGAACATTCACTTGAAGTGAATAAAGAAAAAGAACTTAAAGCCTATTACGAGGAATAGAAATGGGCAATACTATTATTAATAGAATTTGGGCTATGCCAAATAAATGGACTTTTACTATTAAACCAATTAAAGAATTATTGAATAGACATGCCGGCAATGGAAAGGGATGGGTCGACCCCTTTGCAGGATACAATAGTCCGGCAGAGTTTACCAATGATATAAGTAAACAATCATTAGCAAAAAATCATAAAGATGCAAAAGAATTTCTTAAATATTGTTCAAGTAATTTTGCAGTTGGAGGTCTTTACGACCCTCCTTATTCTATAACTCAAGCTAGGATGTATGGTAAAAAGGAATTTTCCTCTATGAAATATTGGGCGGAATGTAAAAATGAAATGGCGAGAATAATTAAAGTTGGCGGATTAGCAATTTGCTTTGGATGGAATAGTATGGGATTGGGAAAAAATAGAGGTTTTGAAATGATAGAAATTTTATTAGTTCCTCATGGTGGAAGTAAAAACGATACCATTGTTACTGTAGAAAGAAAAATATAATGAATAACATTCAATTATATTTAGGAGATTGTTTAAATATTTTACCTACTATTTCTTCAGAATCTATTGATTTAATTTTATGCGATTTGCCTTATGGAGAAACGGGAAATTCTTGGGATTGTAAAATTCCCTTAGATAGATTGAGCAAAGAATACGAAAGAATATTAAAATTAGATGGTTGTATTGCATTGAATTGCAGTTTTAGATTTGGTGTAGAATTAGTAAATGCAATGCCTCATTTATTTAAATACGATATTATTTGGAAAAAGGATAACATTACAAATATACCAAATGTTAATTTACAACCAGCTCGTATACATGAAATTATTTTAATTTTTGGAAAAGGAAGAGTAACTTTTGGTAAAAGAATACCAATGAAATATTTTCCTCAAAAAACAGTAGGAGAACCTTATAAACAAAAATCTGGTAGAATAAGCGAAAATTGGAAAGGTGGATTAAATAATATTATTACTGATAATAAAGGAGAAAGGCATCCACAAACTATCCAATATTGGTGTAGAGATAAAAATAAAGTTCATCCTACTCAAAAACCATTATTAATGGCTGAATGGATAATAAAAAGTTATACTGAAGAAAATGATTTGGTTTTAGATAATTGTATGGGTTCTGGAACTACAGGAGTTGCTTGTAAATTACTTAATCGTAGATTTATAGGTATCGAATTATCAGAAGATTATCTTAAAATTGCACAAGAAAGAATAAAAAATACTATTCCAGAAAAAAGAGAGAGGGAAGACAGATAGACAGAAAGAAAAAAAGGAGGAAGAAAGATGATAGTAAAAATTCATACAAAACATGGTTGGAGATTTATTGACAAAATTAAAAATGTAGAAGTTAATGAAAGTACAAAAGAAAGTGATGAGCAATTTAATAGTCAATGTTATTACACTAATGAGAAACAGAATAATATTAAAGTTATTACCGCATTTATTGATGATGACAGTTTTTTGCCTCGTCATTTAAGAATTAAAATAGATGAAGGAGAAGTTTATCTTCTTAATGATGAAGGCAAAACAATAGAAAGAATTAATTAAAGGAAATTTAAACTTCCTTCTCTCTTAAAAAAAGGAGATATAGATGGATAAAGCAGCTTTTTTAAATTCTCAAGTAGCCTGTGCAATGATTGAAGCAATGGGGATGCAAGCGGAAAATGAAATAAGAAAAGTTAGAGGAGAATATCCTTGTTATTTTGAAAGTGATTTTCAGTCTTTATTAACCAAATATCACATTGGACATAATGATGTGATTACTTTTTTAAATGATTAAAATGAATAGTATAATTCCCCTTATAAAAGAACTCGAAAGAATTTATGATTTACTAGCCAAGGATTTTTCTTTAAAGTATGAAAGACCTATTATTACTGTTCAAACTAAAGGTCGAAGTAAATCTATGTTAGGATGGTTTTCAAAAGAAAGATGGCAGTATAATAAAAAGGAAATAGGAGAAATTAATCTTTGTGCCGAAGAACTCAAAAAAGACCCTATAGAAACACTCATACATGAAATGACTCATTATGTTAATTCTCAAGAAAAAATTGAAGATTGCAACAACGCTGGCTATCATAATAAGACTTTTAAAACTAAAGCTGAAAGTTACGGTTTAAACGTAGAAAAGAACGGAAGACATGGATGGGGATTAACGTCTTTATCCGATAATTTAAAAGAAAAATTAAAACTCTATAATATAGATTATAAATTATTTGAACTTTATAGGAAGGAAAGTGTTCATTTTACTCTTCCTACCAAGATGAAAAAGTGGTCATGTGGCTGTACTACTACTAGATGTGCTGTAGATTTAAAAGCGAAGTGTTTGAAGTGTAATAATGAGTTTTTTTTGAAGGAGCAAGAATGATTACCTTAAAAATAAAAGACATAGAAAAAAAATTAAATAAAAAAATCCGTAAAAATGCCATTAGTTTAGGATGGGATGTGGCGGAGAGATATACTGGATTGACATTATTAAAAACCAATGAGAATGATTTAATTATTGAAATTCTTGATAAAATAGAAACCAATCCCAAAGACGATATTAAGAATAGAATGATTTCCTTTATAAATTCAGTAGAAAAATTTAAGCAAGATTGGGGAAAATATAAATCTTTTCGTATAGTTATAATAGAAGATTCTTGGATGGGTATGAATGTTTTTACTTTAAAATCATTAGTAAGATTTTCCACTCTTCTTTGGGAAAAATTCTATAAAGATTGTGATTGCATTGATTTTATGATGCCCAATTCTGCAAGAGCAATTATAGGATTTAACAAAAATAGACAAACAGAAAATACCAAACTTCCCATTCAAAAATTCAGTAGAGGCAAGAATAAAGGGAAGGATAAGAAGATTGATATTAAGAAATTAGTCCAAGAATATTTAAAAGAAACTTTTAATGTGGCTATAGAAG